TAAAAATACTTGTATTTTTACATCCAGATTTGCATCTATTTTCAGATTCGGAATCTGAAAGTTCGCGCGCATCACATCGGGACCATCACCCAAACCTATATAAAGCCTTGAAAAAAACCTTTAGAAATTTTAATTTGATTTTTACATAAAGGAATATTATCTAATATTATTATATAATGCCTTCCGGTTCTGTTGTTGCTTTCGATGCTTTCGATGCTAAAAACTTCCCTTGTGCTTCTGACTTCGTTTTATCCCGCGTTATGCATCGCAATTCCATCATAAAACGTAATTTATCAAAGATGAACTGTTTAACAGTTGAAAATAATTTTATCCTTAACTCTAACGATTTTATAGTTTCTAAAATTAAATTAATACAATTTAAGACCGTTTTTGAAGTGCTTTCATTTTTAATTTCAGAAGAATTAAACAAAGCCCAATTATATGCTGATGCTTATAGAAAAAAGGCTCATTTTATGAAGGTTATTAGTGAAATGGTCGACGAATTCAATTCTGTTAATAATATGTTTAACTCTGAAATTGCCGGCTTAAATTATTCTATTAATACACCTTTATATGACGGAATTGAAGCAAGAGCCTATTTCTTGGATACTAAAGTAAAAGACATATTGAAAATAAGAAGTGCTTTCAAAAATTTTGATTCTGAAGGATTCAATAAGGCGGAATATGTTTTAGATACTGATTATAGGATGAATATTGAAAGAGCCAACATTATCTTAAATAAATTAAATAGTTTCGCTCCTGTTATAGATGATATTTTATTAAAAGCAGACGATTTATCGTTTAATTTAAATGATATCGCCGATGTATTCGATAAATTAATGCACGATATTGAAGACACCATCAAAGATATCGAAGGAAGATTTCCTAACTTTTTAATAAGAGGTCAACAAATTCTTAAAACTCTTAAATATGATGGTAAATTATTTGACTGTTTCGATAAACAATATCAACTTATTGAAGATATCGACGCAATTATAGACGATTTAAATGATATGGAAAATGAAGAAGCGCATCATATTGATGAAGATAGAATAAATGCTTCTCTTAAAGAATTATTAGGAGATAAAATTTTCGAAGAAGAAGAAGGATGGAAACTCGATTTTTACACTGATAGATTTAATGGAGCATTCGAAAATGTATTAGACGGCAAATTTAAGTTTGCTTTTTTCTTAAATCAAATTGACGGAGTAGACGAACTTGAAATTCCTAAAGAAATGAAGTCCTACTCATTCAAATTAATCAGAATATAAAATTATATAAGCCAAAGAAATAATTAATTATATTAATTTCTTAATCTTATTCAATATTTAACATTTTCACATACTTATTTATTTTAATGATTTTAAAATAAATAAATATTTTTTTCCGCCATAATTTATCAAAAGCGCCTTTATTATTCAAAAGCGCCTTTTTATTGATATTTGCGCCGATATATAGTGAATGAACCTAACAATTGCGGTTTTGGCTTTTGAGACAATATTTATATATTAATAAGTTAAAAAGCCATTTCCGCAATTCACAAATCTGCGTCGAAGTAAAATAATATTTTATAGACAAATTAAAAGTTTCACATCGAACACATCTCTCTTTAAGCCCTTTTTAGCCCAAAAAAACATTTAAAAATATATTTCTTATATATATTAATGGGAAAAAGTTTTCAATCTTTTAATATCGACGGTTTAAGTTACAAATCTGGAACTGGTATCCAAGATTATTTAATAGGTCAATGTAGTGATGATGACAGAATATTTAAAGTTATTAGACATAGTGATACTAGAGACTTTCACTGCTTCAGAATATTTAAAGAATCAGAAATACTTGATTTAATTAAAAAAAATAATGCAGTTCACGAAATAGTTTTCAAATATCCTAGACGCGTTTATTTTGATGTTGATGTTAAAAATGGAGAAGCATTTAATATTTTTGAACTATTACAAAATATCAAAGTCTACATATCTAAAGATGAAGTTAATGTTTATGGATATAAAACAGAAGAATCACAAAGTTATCATATTACCTTATCTAATACTTATTTTGAAAATGATGATGAAAGACTTAAGTTTAAAGAATATATAGGTTATCTTAAAAACATAATGCCTGGAGTATTTGGTAAATCAGGTAAGTCAGACTCAATTGTAGATACTAAAGTATATTCGATAACACAAGCTTTTAAATGTATATATCAAAGTAAACCAGGCAGTACAAAAGTACATAATATTATTAAAGGTTGCCCTATCAGAGATATTAAAAATACTTTCATTAATTCATTTATTAGTGATGAAAGATGCCCTCTTTTTGGAAATTGTGGAAATAGTGAAGTATATAAGAACTTTTTAAGTGTTGGAAATGTTCCACAATCAAAGATAACTAACATTACTGAAAATATAACTCCTCTTTCATTACCTCAAATATCTAAAGAAGAATATGAAACTGCTGAAGGATTATTAAAATTATGTCCTGTTTATGGTGATGAAGGAAGTGATTTAGGACACTCTCACAGATATAAAGTATTATGTTTTTGCTACTGGAACGGCTTAAACTTTGAAGTATTTTCTGATTGGTTTGATGTTGACCCATCTAATGCAGAATTAAATAATAAAAATGTATCTAACTGGCATCAAGATGTAAGAACTAGAAGATTGAATAAACTTAAGATATGCTGGAATGATATAGGTAAACAAGAACAATATAGAGTTAGTATCAACAGTTTCAGAAAATATTTAATGAACTTCTATCCTGAATTAGATACACCTAACGATATTAATACTTGTCGTTTCTTATCTTCTTTTAAACATAGTGGACATATTATGAATTTACCAGGTGAATATGTAAGCACTAGTGATTTTTATAATGCCCCTAATTCGATTATATTATTTAATTTATGTATGGGAGGTGGTAAGACTACAGCAACTTTGAAATATTTATCAGAGAACCCTAAAAAGTCCTTTGTATGGTTAGCACCTAGACAGACTTTAGTATTAAATACAACAGAAAGAATGAGAAAAGAATTCAATATTAAACATATTAATCATTTAGAAGTAGGAACAAATAAAAAGAAACTTACAGATGCAGATAAACTTATTATTTGTAATCAGTCATTATTTCACTTAAAAGAAAATAATATTTATGATGTTGTCATTATTGATGAAATAGAAACTGTATTAAATAGTTGGAGTGATGATGAAACACATAAAGATAGAATGGAAACAAACTTTAACCGTTTTTGTGAAATTATTAGACGTGCTAAGAAAGTTATTTTATTAGATGCTTTCATTACTACTAAAACATATAACTTTCTTAATCAATTATTTAACAATCAAACAAATTATACAACTTATATTTCAGATAAGAAACCACCAACTAAGAAATTAATTCAAAATAATAATTACGAAGAACTAATCAATAAAATCGCTTCAGAAATAAAACAAGGTAAGAAACTTTATATATATTATGCATTTAAAACTAGTAAGAACACACGAGACGGCATTTTAGACCTTGATTATCGTATTAAACGTCGTATTCAAGAATTAGACGAAGAAGAAGCCTTAACTGATTCAGAAAAACTTAAGATTATGAAAGTAGATACCAAAGAATATAAGAATTCATTAGTCTACTTTGCTGAAAGTAAAGAAAAAAATGATTTAGGTAATGTTAATGAAAAATGGGCTACTGCTGATTTTATCATAACTAATACTTCAATCACTGTAGGTGTAAATTATGAAGGAGTTGACTACGACAAGATATATTTATTATGTTCTGGCTCAACTGGTTCACCTCGTGATATAATTCAGACAAGTATGCGTATTCGTAAAACAAAAGAAGACATTATTGAATTATTTTTCTTTGATGTAATCAATAAAGACTTCTTAAAATATCCTAAATATTATAATAGTGAAGATGAAACTTATAGAAAATTAATAAGTGATGTATATGCTGAATATCACGCTGACTTTGTTGATAGTTTCAGAAAGTTTTGTGATTTAACAGGATATAATTACGATTTAGTACCAATTATTAAAAATAGAGAATCAGTTAGAAGACAATTATTTATTAATGATTTATTTCAATCTAATATGCTTATTGAATATTCTAAAATACCTAATTTAGATGAGACTAATAAAGAATTGTATGAGAATAAAATATTTGAGCGTAAAGCAACATTAATCGAACGCTTAGCCGTTGATAAATATTATTTTGACAATACTTATCACTACTTACAGAAAGAAAGTAGATGTCTTTTATGGAATTTTAAAGGTAGAAGTTTCTTATCTGGTATGAAAGATGATATTATCAATTTAATTAAAGTAGACAATAATATCGAAAATCTCAGTGAATTAGACCTTAAAGATATTAAAATATCTGATAAGACATTAGAAATGATTAAAACTCGTTTCAGTACTACTATTGATAATAAACTTAAAAATAAAATAGTACACAAAGCGATTAATAATTTATTAGGCATTAACGCTATTCAAAGTAAAACAGAAGACTCAGGAAGAAGTCGTGGTCATATGTTCACAGACTTATTTAATACTATGATTAAAATATATGATGAAATGACAGATTATAATAAAAAAATGGAAGCAGAAGAAAATAATAAAGTTCAATTTATTGAAGATACTAATGAAGAAGAATGTTTTATAGAAAATAGATGTATCGAAGAAAATAAAGAATATCAATTATTCCAAAAATTGAAAGCACAAAGAAAACAAATACCAGAAGAACTAAGAAAATATGATTTAGATTTATAATTGAATTATTATTTTTTTTTTATTTTTTATTTTATTAAATATTTTTTAATAAGATAAATAATAAACGCGCCTCCTTAATCGATAAATTCAGCTTCTTGAATTCTTTGTTGAAATGTTCTTACATTTTTATAAGCATCAACTAAAGATTTAACTTTTTTCTTACCTTTTTTGAATTTAATTATTTTATTATTGATTTCATTATCAGTATTAAATCTTAATATACCATTTTCTTTTTTACATAAACCATTACCAATTAATGAATCTTCTAATACTCTTGCTCTATTATATAATTCAGGTTTTATATTTAATTTTTCTAAGATACCATTTATAGAACGTTTAGCATATGTATCATACAATACTTCGTCTGGTGTTACACTAAATATTTTATCTTTAATAGTTGATTCTGTTTTCTTTTTTCCTTTATATACTGGTAAGTCACCAACTTCATTTATAAAATCTTTTATGTTCATATCAAAAGTAAAGTCAGGAGCTTTATTTGATGAATAGTCAAATTGATTATTTATATAACTTGAAGGGCTATCTTCAACGATATGGAATAAATGATAATTCTTTCCACGTTTCATCTTTAAAGATAATACTTGTGATAATAGTTTATGTCCTTGAGAATAAGGAGGTTTACCATTAAAACTAGCTTTTACTTCAAGTGTGTTATTATCACCAGCAAAATCCATTTTAGCGAACTTAGCATCTGAAATTACTTGTTGTTGTATAAGTTCTATTCTCTTTTTACCAGGGTCTGATACTTCAATACTATAGTCTTTTGTAAGTCCTGATTCGTATGTATATACTTCAAGTAATGTTCCTCCTTCTGTTATTTCATTATAGTTTACATTATTAAATATCTTATTTCCATACTCATCAAAAAACTTTCTTCTTTGTTCAACAGCTTCTTTAAGTTCTGGTCCATTTTCAAAGTTCCCTAGTTTTGGTGCTTTGAAGAAATAAAATAAATGTTGTTCAGCTTGTGACTCAGAATTAAATGCTTCTATCATAGCATTTCTTAAAGGTTCTAATTCATCTTTATAATCTTTTATAGTATCTAGAATATCTTGCATAGATACATTTGAGAATTGAAAAGCAAAAGGATTCACAACTTCTTCACCTTTCATATCACCTTCTTCTACTTTAACTTTCTTTGGTCTTTTTTCTGGAGGACCTTTTACAGCAACTTCAGGAATTCCTATTTTTTCTTTAAGTGTTTTTTCTTTCTTCTTTTCTTTTGAGCCCCCTTTTAAGTTTGATTGTTCTAAAAATTCTTTCATTTTAGAATATACAGTTGCTACATATTCACGTTTATCACCTTTAAAAGCGTCAAACTTTCCATCCATAACAATCATTTGTTCGTACAAATTATCAATCTGGTCATCAGATAAGTTAGGTAGAACTGAAGAAGTTTCATCATTACCAGACCCATAAAGTTTGTTCATAAACTTTGATTTACTCATTATAATAATCTAGATATTTTTTTTTGCCCCAAGTTTTGTGAATTGCGGAAATGGCTTTTTAGCCTATAAACATATAACTATTGGTCAAAAAAACCAAATCCGCAATTTATAGTCCAAAATAATATTCTAAAATATTTATATATGTCCCAGAATGAAAAGTTAGATGAAATAATTGTAGAACCGTTAGGAGATGATGATATTAGATATTATTTTCCAAATGCAAATATTATGAAGTATTCAGAACTAAAAAACTTTAATTCAATTGATGATATATTACCTAATGATAAGGACTACGCATTTTTATTATACGAAGATAGTCCAAACAAAGGTCACTGGGTATGTATATCAAGAAACAACGGAGAATACGAGTTCTTTGACAGTTATGGGGGAGCACCAGACAGTCCATTAAAATGGAATGATAAACAAACTAATAATATGTTAGGTCAAGGAACTAAAACACTTTCTAGTCTATTTGATAAGACAAAAGATAACGTGATTTATAATCCTGTAAAATATCAAGAAGAAAGTTCAGATGTGAACACCTGCGGACGTCACTGTGTGTTCAGAATTAAGAATATAAAAGATGGTAAGAATCTTAATCAATATTATAAATTGATGGAGAAACTTAAAGAAAACTCAGGAAAAAACTACGACGAAATAGTCGCATCATTTATTAAGAAAATTTAATCTCTGGTCTAAAATCTCCATATGGTGATTCAATAACATCATAATCACCACTTCTATCAACTCCCCAAATGTTACCCCCTTTTTTAAGAGCAAAAAAAAGCTTAGTATCAATACTATCGCGCAGTTGCTGTACAAAAGCACCGACTTCAGGTGAAGATAACCCTTTTTTGAAATGGTAATGTCCATTACATAATTCTGCTCCGTAAGCACTTTCTATCTTATCACCTTCTGGTGTTAAGTAGTCAGTTTTATTATATTTAGTTAGAGGTAGAATATCATATAATTCAGTGGTGCAGTGTTTTTGGACAAATACATAAACTATTTTTTTACTATTCCTCATATATATTATAGTATAAAAATATTTCTTTAAATACTTTTTTCTAGACTAAGTTAATACGAAATCAAATGTTAGAAGACGATTTCAAGTTTAGTTATTTGACACGCAGTCAACTTATCAGGATTATCGAAGTATATAATCTTGATATCGATAAATCTCTCTCCCGAAAAAAGTTACTAGAAGAAATGAATAATAAATTAAGTATTCTAGATGACGGAACTATTGTTCATAAAGAAGATAAAAATCTATCAAAGGAACAAATAGAAGGAACTGGTAAATATAAAACTCATTTAATGGGTATGAAAATAAAATATTTAAATTAATTTTCTAAAATAAATTATATGAAAGTATTCCTACAAGATAAAGATGGTTTTAATCACGAACTAGATTTTAACCAATTTTATAATACATTACCTGACGATATTGAAAAAAAGAAATATCTAGAAGAATTCTTTTCTGATATTTATAATCATATGAAAGATAATAAAAAAGCTGACGAAATACTTACTACAAGTATTGAAAGTAATATAGAACTACCTTTAGGACAACCCTTTGTAGTATTATCTAAATTCTTTGAACATAATACTGACAAATTATCCCAATTCTTATGTCAAAATAAAATTAATCCTAAATATATTAAATCTAATGCTAACGCTGCCGTTGTTACACATATGTTTATTAATACTATTAGAGAAGGTGAAAATATTATTATTAAAGGATTTGCATTTTGTACAAATCCAGTTAAAGATGAATTATATGTTACTATTACTTGTGGTACTGGTGGTACAGCTAAATTATTTGGTTCTATGTTAGAGAATGTACAAGATAAAGGTTTTGAAAGAGATTATAAATATATTAAGTTAGATAGTGTCGAAAATCCAGATACTATACGCTTCTATACAAAACTTGGCTTCCGTAAACCAGATAAAGATACAGTAAATATTATTAAAGATATGTATAATTCAGATGCTAAAACTTTTGAAGAATATATTGATAAGACAAAAAAGATAGTAGGTGGTCCTATGTACTTGTTCCCAATTAATGATGAAGGTGAAAAGATGTTAAAGAAAAAGAATTGTAATTACATCTATAGTCCAGAAGAATGGTTTAATGAATTAAAGAAGTTTAAGAAAGAAGGAAAATCAGTTGAACAATTCTTAGAAACCAATAAGAAAGACAAACTTGAAGGAGCTGGTATAGGTGATTGGTTTAGAAGTGGAGTAGGTAAAGTTAAAGAATTTTTTAGACCAGTAATAAATAAATATTCAAATAAAAGCACTGATACTATAAATAAATATGGCAATTATGTAATTAAAGAATTAGAAATAATGAGAACTCCTATTAATAAAGTTTTTGATAAAATATTTAACTTAATAACATTCAATAAATGGGACGAAATAAAAAAGAAATATGGTTATGATAGATTATTCCACTTAGCATTAGTTGCTACTATTAGAGTTGGTGGTATTGATAAAAAAATTATTATGGAAAAGAATGAAGTAGTTAATATTAGTACAGATTATAAAGTATATGATAATACAGAAATACAAAAAGTTCCTTTACAAGGAAAAGATATTAGAATAAATCAATTATTAGAAGAAGCTAGAAAAAAAGTTGGTGATAACGCATATTTTGATTATGACGCATTTACTAATAACTGTCAAATATTTATTAAATATTTATTAGAAAATTCTGGTTTATTAACTCCAGAAGCAAATGCTTTCTTATTCCAAGATATGAAGGATGTTATCCGAGATTTACCTTCATATGTATCACCAGTAGCTAATTCAGTAACTACATTAGGTGCATTAGTATCAAAACTCAGAGGTGATGGAAAAGACAATTATGAACTTCACGCTGTAATATTTCGTAAGCCTTATGATATTAATTCTGCTAAGAGTAAAGCAAAAGAATTCATAAAAGGTAATAAAGACTTCTTCAGAGAAACTCAAACTAGTTATAGATTTAGAAATATTCCTAAAACTAAGTTTAAACCTAAGTCTTATAGAAGTAAGAGAATAGACCCTAATATTACACTAGTTTTTGGTGCCCTTAAATAAAATAAAAAATCTAGAACTTTAATTTCCCAAATAAAAAATCTTTAGTTATTGTATATGAACAACGATTATTTCACTGGCGACCACCTCTACTACTACAAAGAAGGCACTGATGATGAAAATGTAAATAAAGAAGAATTTAAAGAAGTATTTTGTGTATGTTATAAAGTTAAATCAAAACTACCAGGTATTGACGACAAAGAAATGTATTCATTTACAACTAAACTAGACCAAGCGTACAAAAGATTCAGAATATTTCCTCATAGATATGCTACATTACTATGTATTATGACAAATGATGATAAAATAATTAAATTATCAGAAGATGGAACTACAGAAACATTAAGAGATGAAGACTTACCACAAGAAATACTAGATGCTGTTGCTGAATTAAAAATAGAAGACTTATATGGTAAAACAATAACACCTTATGAAAACATACAAAAAGTAAAACTTGAAAGATTAGAAACTTTAGGTTTAGATGATTTAAAAGATAAATAATATTTAGATATTTTTTAATAAAAATAATATCTAAATAATGTTATATAATGCCATATATTCTTAAGAAAGTTAAAGATGGATTCAAAGTTTGTAAAAAAGATAATCCTAAAGAATGTTATTCAAAAAAAGGATTACCTTTAGAAAGAGCCAAGAAACAAATGCAAGCTATTGGAATATCTGAAGCCAAACAAGGAAAAGGGTTATTAGAAGGGGACGCAAAACCATTAACAGCTAGATTAGGTGGTAAAGTTCTTTTAAAAAAACAAATTGTTGATAAGTTTTTTCCAGAACAAGACACTTATACTACTTATGTTGAGCCTTTTGTTGGTGGTGGTAGTATTTATTTTTATAAAGAAAATAAAGAACCCTTTATACATAAAGAAGTAATTAATGATATTGACCCAGATATATATACTATATTTAAGGGCTTCCAAAAATATAAAGCTAGTGAAATAGCTAGTGAAGTTAATGGAAACTACACTAAAAAAGATTTTGAAAAAATAAAAGAGTTTGAACCTAAAACAGATTTTGATAAGTTTATTAAAACTTTCTTAATTAGTAGATTATCTTATTTTGCTAGAGGTAAAACATTTGGTAAACCAAGAATTAATAGTACTTTTGAAGGATACCAAGAAAGACTTAAAGATGTAATTATTCTAAATGAAGATTATAAAAAAGTTATTAAAAAGTATGACTCAAAAAATACTTTCTTTTATCTTGACCCACCTTATAAAGAATCACAATCTGACTTTTATTATCCTGCTATTAATCTTAAAGAATTACAAGATATTATTGGTAAAATTAAAGGTAAATTCTTATTGTCTTTCCCAGATATTAAAGAAGCAAAAGATATATTCAAAGATAAATACAATATATTTGAAATAAAAACAAAATATACTGGTAGAAGACAACAAGGTGGACAAACTATTCCTGCTAAAGAAATACTTATCGCTAACTACGAGCCAAAGATGCAAGGAGGCTCTAAACCTTTAGACCAAGAATTATATGATAAAGTCAAAGCTGAAATATATAAAAAGAATCCTAAACATAGTTTATTTAGAAGTGCTCAAATATCAAAAGAATATAAAAGAAGAGGAGGTAAATGGGATACTAAGAAGAAACCAGAATTTGGTATTCGTAAATGGTTTAATCAAAATTGGATTACATTAAATGATTATTATCACGACGATAAAATTGTTCCTTGTGGTAGTTCAGATACTTATGAAAAGTATGATGAATATCCATTATGTAGACCTTTAAAAATAGCTAAAGATTTAGGTAAAGAAAAGATAGGTAAAATGTTAAAGAAAAAGAAAGGACCTAAACAATTAAGAACAGAAGAAGTATTAGGAACAGATAAATATAATATAAAACCTACTATGACTGGTAAAGGTATACCATCAAGTGATTTACTACATAGAATGCAAAAAGGAACATATATTAATGATGGTCCAGCTGAAAAAAGAGTAGGTGATTATCAATTAATAGAAACTACACCAACTATGAACTTATATAATACATCAAATAAATATGTTGTAGCAATAAGAGGAACAACATTTTCAGAAGCAGACGATGTAGCAGCAGACTTATTAATTCCTTTTGATGAATTAAAAAAAGCACCTAGATTTAAAAAAGATTTAGCAACATTAAAAAAATGGAAAGCAAAATATGGACCAGGAGAATGGTATGGTGTTGGACATAGTTTAGGTGGAGCTATCTTAGATGAATTCTTATTGATGGGTTTATTAGATGAAGGAGTAAGTTATAACCCAGCTGTATCTTATGCTAATACCCAAAAAGATATTAAAAATAGAAGAATATATAAATCAGGTGACCCTTTGTATAATGTTATGGGTAGATTTACTAAAAATCCTGAAGTAAGACAATCTACTGAACCTTATGATGGTTTTATTAATAGAGGAGAACATAGTATCAAACAATTTGAAGGAGGAAGGGATGCTTTGCATCCCAAACTGGGCTCAGGGAGCCCTGGCAATATGAAGAAGTTTCATAATCAATTAAAGAAAGCTGGTTTAACTCACGAACTATATATGAAAGCTGTTAAGAAGTTAACTAAAGAAAGTGGTTATGACCCTGACAAAGTTGAAATGAGTGATGATGGAGTACATAAGTTAGTTTATCACTCTCCAGAAGGTTTAAAAAGATTTGGTAGAGTGGGTTATGGTGATTATATAATATGGTCATTTAAGGAAGCTAAAGGTAAAGTTCCCGAAGGTTATGCAGCGAAGAAACGCAATACATTTAGAAAGTCTCACGGGAAAATATCTAAAATACATAACTTAGGCAAGTATAGTGAAAATGAATTAGCTATCAACTTATTATGGTAGATTGCGGATTTGGCTTTTTGGTCTATAAGATATATGTTTATAACCTAAAAAACCAATTCCGCAACTTGACAAAACTTGGGGCCCCATTTTTAAGTTATAATATATATTATAATAACTTTAAGATGTGTTAGATAAAAAAATTCTAAGAATTTTTTTTCTAATTACATCTATAGACTTAATTAGAATTTTTTGTAAAAAATTCTAACAAGTCTTAAAATGATACTAGAATCTTCTTAGGAACTTTAATATAATCTTTTTGTTGTTCAACTGAATGAGCCATATTACCAGCAACTTTCTTTTGTTCTTCAAGAACTGGACCAAATTTACCAGTTAAGAATATATGTCTTAACATCGAACTTCCAATCGCTTTACCAAATGTTTTATTTAATATTCTAGTAATACTATTGACTTTATCTAAAGGAGAACCATTATAGTTAACAAGGAAAGGAACCATACTATTAGCAGTTACTTTATTCTTTTGAAGTAAAGGATGATGTTTAAGATATTTATCAATAACTTTATTTAAATCTTCATCAATATCTATTTCTTTTGGTCCATACTTTTTACTAGTCTTATAGTTGTTAAATATAAACTTTCTATTAGTTAAGTCTAAGAAGTTAAATTGGTTATTATCAGCTTGTTTCTTATATTGTTTGATTATATACATTAATTGATAATCTTTATTTCTTCTAGGTTCTAATAATACGTATAATGATAGAATCATATAAGATAATAATTGATTATATTGACTTTCACTTATAGCATCATTATTAACAAACTTATCAACAGATTCTTCAAGTGATTTATAAACTTTCTTGACTTGGTCCCAAGACATCCAGTTCTCTTCTTGTTTAGCTGTTAAATCTTCTGGTTGAATTTCTTTCTTGATTTGGTCATTCTTTTTCATCATTAAATCATAATACATATCGTGAAGTTTTTTTATCTTCTTATTATCATTAAATAAACTTAATAAACTTACAATACTAATTAAATAATTTCTCTTTGTATTCTCTTTATAATTTTTAAGTTTTTCTTCTATTTTTTTAGAATCTTCTAAGAACTTGAAATCTTTGTATGGTAAATCATCATTAAGTTTTTTCATATTTCTTAAGTATACAGTTATACTTGAGTCTGAGAGGTTTTTCTTTTCCTTTAACATTTTGACAAGATTTTCTTCAAAATCTTTCGCTTGTTTGGCAACGTTACGCATTAAATAAATCTAGATATTTTTTCCTGTAAAAACGCATTTTAAGATTTTTTCCCTTTTTGTTTCTTTTGTTTTTCGAGATAATCTTGAAGAGTCTTAGGTTTTTTAGGTTGTTTAGAAGGTTTAGTACCCCAAGTATATAATGATATTTTATATAAAGAAACTGGTTTACCTTCTTCAACTTCGATATTATTTCCATCACATTTATGAGTAGATTGAAACCATCCCCAACAAGCACAACATACTTTAATTATTTTAGTATCTAAAGGTAAATTATTCTTATAACTCTTTAGAGTAATATTATTTAAGTTTTCACAATCATACTTTCCACATTTTTCACAGAGCATTAATATAGAATAGAAATAAATCTGGTAAAAAATACGTTAAAAAATAAAATATCTACTTAATATATATATATGCCCTACGATAATCCTTATAATAGAGCAATCGCTAAAGAAGTTGCATTAATTAATCAAAAGTATGTTTCTCATTCTGATATGACTGGTCAAGGTACAGTTGACTACACACAATCTGCTAATATATCTGGTGAAGGTTTCGCTGGAGGTGCTAATCCTAATTCTATGATGGGTGCTGGTACTACAGGTGGTGTTGCTGAATACAAAAAAGGTTCTGCATCTAAAAATTATGAAGGATGTGAAAGATGTGATATGGAAGGTGGTGCTATCTTAGGTATCCAAGAAGGAACTATATTAAGTCCTAAAAAAAGAGGAAGAAAATCTAAAGCCCCTAAAAATGTTGAACAATCATTTGGAACATTAGGTGCTCCTCCTGGTGTATCTGCTAGTCGTGATATTGTAGCTGCAAGTGCTATTCCTGCTGCTAATGCTGTCACTGGTTTATCTCAAAAATCATATAATGTAGAAGGAGGAAGTGGTTTTGCTTCTGGTACACAAATGGACACTGGAGTCGGACAAACTAAAGGTGCTGTTGGTAAAGGACGTAAAAAGAAAGTAATAGAAGGTGCTGGTTTAATATCTGGATTAAATATACCTGTTATATCTAATATTGCTGGTATGTTTGGTCTAGGTAAAGGTGAAAAGTTATTCGTCGCTAAAATGAAGAAAAAACGTGAAGCTGGTAAAGAATTAACAGCTAAAGAAAGTGAAAGAGTAAAGAAAATGGGAGATGAAGGAAAACTCGAAGGAGGTTTCTTACAATTCTTATTACCTGCTGCTAAAATACTTGGTCCTATGCTTGCTGGTCCTATAATGGATAAAGTATTAGGTAAAGGTATGGCAGGTGGTATAGCTGGTGCTCCTCAAGGAACAATCATTAAAAGTATTGGAACTGCTGAGGCTAAACCAGAACCTATGTCTCCAGAATTAGCAGCTAAACTAAGAGAAGCAGCATTTAGAAAAGCAAAAGGAGAAAAACCAAAACCTAATAAAGAAACTAAGCCTATGCCACCTGAATCATTAATAATGCAATTTATGCCAAGAGATAAAAGAGCAAGAACAGATGAAGAAAAGAAAGCAGACCGTGAAAAAGCAATAGAATTAGCTAGAAAACAAATGAATAAAAAAGTGGGAGGTTTTATTCCTAAAAATGTAGCAGAAGGTATTATGACTTTAGGTGTTGCTCCTATGGCTAGAGGTATTGCTAAAGGAATATTAGGTAGAGCTAAGAAAGTAAAAGGGGGTGCTACAACTGTAAAATCAACACCTAAAATGGAACAAACAAAACCAGTTCCTAAAGCCCAAATGCCTAGTTCCACTATGTCAGGTTTTGGAAAAGGTGGAAAAGGTAAAAGAGCAGAAATAGTAAAAAAAGTTATGGCTGAAAAAGGATTAAGTATGATTGAAGCCTCAAAATATGTAAAAGCAAATAATTTATATTAAAAAAATAAATAAAAATCTATAAAAAAAATATTATACATAAAGATTTATTCTAAGTCTTTATATATAATGCCTGTAACAGACGAACTCAGACAAAGACAAATTCGTGAAGTATTAGATTATGATATTATACAAAACAAACGTGTTTTTGATAATCAAGTCAAAAACGTTGATGCCTTTACTGAAACTAATGCTCAACCTAAAAAAGCTGATATAGAATTTGAAGCTGAAGTTAAAAGTAAAGTAGGTGAAATTGTAATTAAACTCAATTCTTTAGTAACAAATATTAGCGATAAAGCAAAAAGAGATATTCAATTTAATTATGGTATAATACCTGAAGGTATTGAAATAGAAGAAGAAGTACCAGGAACTGAAGGTTCTCGTGGAAGTACAACTAGTGGACTTATAAGTGAAGCTATGAGAGATGCTGGTTTATCTAACCGTTTAAGTCTTGAAAGAAGTAGCTATTTAACTGATATGCAAAATACTATAGATAATATATTAGCATCTATTTATTCATCATATAACAGTTTAGTTGATAGAATTAATAGTAGATTTAGAAACTCTCAAGGATTTTCAGCTCAAGGAAAAAGTAATATAATGGCTCTATTACAACCTCTTACTGATTCAGCAAAAGAAGCACTATCATCTATTATTGTATTAAAAGAAACTGGAGATGAAACATTATATAATAGAGCATATAACTTAATATATGAAATAATACAATCAATAGATAATGCTTATCCATTAATGAGATTAGATATAACAAAAATAACAGATAGTCACTATGCTACAGTACCACAAATTGAAATTAACACAGATGAATATAGAAAACAAATGGGTAGTTATTATGAAGAAGCAAGTGCTAAACAACAACAAATAGAATCAAGATTAGGTGAACTTAGAGGTTTATTAGATGAAATTAGAGTAATAGAATCAACAGAAAACTTTGACCCAGAAGACCAAAATTACCAAGATTTAGTAAATACATATAGAGCTTTAGAAGCTGATTTTGCTGAATTTGAGAATGAAGGTGGTGAAGTAATAAGAAATGCTATAGCTAAAGCAGTAGCAAAAGAAAGAAGAGATAGAGATGAAGTATCAGTTATAGGAGATGAAATTATACAACGTATTAGAATGATAGAACAACAGATACAAGAACTTAAAGATAGAAGAGAAAATATTACTTCTGGTTTTAGAAAAGTATCACCTCAAACTCTAAGAGGTATTGATATTAAAATAAACAGATTAACAAAAAACTTAACTGATTTATATTCAGCAGCACCACAAATACAACAAGCATATAAAACTTTTAATGAAGCAAACCCTTTTGCTGTAAGAGACCCAGGACAATTAGGACTTCAATTACCAACTGCTGCTGAAACTATGACTGCACCTGTAGCACAGTTACAAGAACAAGCTATGCGTGCTGAAGAACAAAGAGCTGGTTTACCACAAGGTTTCTTTGAAAGAATTGGTGAAGGTAAAAAGAAAGGTAAAAAGAAAGAAGGGGGAATGATGCGTAAACCACAGTCTAAAGTAAGAGATATATTTGCTGATGTTAGAACCAGAGCTAACGCTGTTCAACCAAATTTAGGTAATCAAATTGTAGAACAAGCTAGAAATATAAGAAGAGACAATCCCGAAATTAATCAAAATAACTTTTTACAAAGATTAAGAGATAATTTTACAGCTTTTAGTCGAGAAGTAAGAGATGTTGTAAATGAACTTGGACCAATGATATGGAATATATTAACTGATGTAGCTGGTTTAGTTGCGGGAGCTAGAAAAGACTTAACACCAGATGAAGTAAATGCTGTTATGATTAAACGTAATAATGCATTTGCTAAAAATAATATTGATACTCAACCAGCTGAAGGAGAAGTTCCTTATTTAGGTTTAAAACCTGATAATAGTTTAGGTGCGGGAAGGGATGCTTTGCATCCCAAACTGGGCTCAGGGAGCCCGGGTAAAAAATTTGATGCTGAATCTGCTAAAGTTCTTGATAACTTAATACAAAAAGAAAAAGTAAAAGCAGGTGCTAAAAAGTCTAAAAAATCAAAACAACTTCCTACACTTATATTTGATGATAAGAAAAATGATTGGTATCTCTGAAAATAAGAATATTATCATAAAAAATGGAATATAAATATATTAACTTTATTTATATATTACTGCTCAAAACTCTTCTTAGTAATGGTTCAAGACGATTTATCGTAAATTCTTACACTCTTCATCCTCCTAATCACATACAAACGGTTAGACACAAAGTTAACCAAACATACATTGATGAATCACTTAAAAATGTAATTAAAAAAGATTTTGAAGAAGCAACCAAAAATATGAATATATCTTTGAAAAATAACGAAAAAAAACTTAACGAAAATATAATATAGATTTTATTTTAATTTCTATACTATATTAATGTCATTCAATATAGAGAAAGTCGGAAGACCTCTTGCAGTAATTGAAGGAGGTAAACTAAAAGGAAAATTTGTTAGTATCGCTAACGAAGATGAAGAAGATGAAGTTTCTAAACCTTTCAAAGAATTAGAAATTCCAAAAGAAAGTAAGTTTCAACAAGTTCCAGACCCAGATAAAGAAAGAGAAATATTATATATTACTGGACCTTCTGGTTCTGGTAAATCAACATATACTCGTAATTATGTTCAACAATATAAAAAGAAGTATAAAGATAATGATATATTTGTATTTAGTGCTTTAAAAGATGATGAAGCTTTGGACAAGTTAAAACCTAAAAGAGTTAAGATAGATGATAGTCTAGTTTCAGACCCTTTGTACGCTGAAGATTTTGCTGATAGTTTAGTTATATTTGACGATATAGATGTTATTAGTGATAAGAAACAACGTGAAGCTGTTTATAAAGTTTTGAATCAAATATTAGAAGTCGGCAGACACCACCGTGTATTTTGTATTGTAACTAACCACTTACCTACTGCTGGTAATGATACAAGACGTATTCTCAACGAAGCACATTCTATTACATATTTTCCACATTCTGGTTCAGCACGTCAAGTAAACTATTTATTAACAAATTATGTTGGCTTAGATAAAGATGATATTAAACGTCTTAAGAAGTCAAAGTCTAGATGGGCAACCATCTTTAAGAACTATCCTCAAGTAGCTTTAGCTGAACATTTACTATTTAAGATAGGTGAAGAAGATGAAGAAGATTAAATGGGGCCCCAAGTTTTGTCAAGTTGCGGAAATGGCTTTTTAGCCTATAAACATATAACTTATGGACTGAAAAGCCAAAACCGCAATTTATTAGCTTATATAGTTAAAAAATCAACTAATATAAACTAAAAAAATATTCTAAAGTTTATTATATGTCTTGGAATTTTGGATTAAGATTAAATAATTTACAGAATGAAGTAGACCAACTTACAGTTGGTACAGTAACTAATCCTTTAACAACACCATTAAATTGTAATTCACTAGCAATTAATAATGCTACAACTATTACAGCATCAACTGGACAAAACTTATCTTTAAATACTTCTGGTACTAATTCAGTAACTATTAATGGTCCTGTAAATATTCCTAATCATCCGCTAACTATAACAAATAATACATCAAATGATAGTATGATTGTAAGTGATATAACTGGTGATACATCTGTATTTAGAATAGATTCTTCTGGTAATGTAGGTGTTAAAGTAAATACTTCAACAACACTAACAAATGATTTTACAGTATCTGGAAATACTTTAGTAACTGGTAATGAAACTGTATCTGGTAATATTACTTGTAATCAATTAAACTACACAACACTTAATCCTCCAGTAACAGCAAGTATTAGTTTTTCACAAGCTCCTGACGGTCCTGGGTATGTTGGAGCTGGTGGTCCTCAAAATATGGGAGTTAATTTTGGTGTTACATTTTTGGGAACACCTGAAGCTTACTTAGTAGGATTTACATTATTCTATCAGTATAATGGAATAACTTTACCTCCTCCACCAAATGATACTATTAATATGGTAATAGGTAACTCTTCTGTACCTAATTTATTTGATGTAGGTGCTATAAAAAATGGTGCTTGGTGGCAATTTAACCCTTATAGTGTATATAAAGCTTTACAACCTGGTCAACAAATGTTAACTAATTATGTTGGTATAGTTAATTCAATATCAGCTGGAACTATGATAGGAGTAGTTGAAGTTTTATCTTCAACACCTTCAGACCACATATTCTCAATAAATAATATTTATGTAAAAAAAATATATCCTTAAAATTAATATCTAAAATCTAGTATATAGTATATGTCTTGGAATTTTGGATTAAGATTAAATAATTTAACAACAGAAGTAGACCAAATTTTAACTGGTAGTGTATCAAATCCTTTAACAACTCCATTAAATTGTAATTCGTTAGCGATTAATAATGCTACAAATATTACAGCAACTACTGGACAAAACTTATCTTTAAATACTTCTGGTACTAATTCAGTAACTATTAATGGTCCAGTAAATATACCAAATCATCCATTAATTATAACAAATAATACACCAGGTGATAGTATGATTGTAAGTGATACTACAGGTGATACATCTGTATTTAGAATTGATGCTTCTGGTAATGTAGGTATCAAAGTAAGTACAGCATCAACACTTACAAATGATTTTACAGTAACTGGAAATACATTAGTAACTGGTAATCTTACTTGTAACCAATTAAACTACACAACACTTAATCCTCCAGCAATAACTGATGTATCTAGTGGTAATGCAGGTATAATTGTAACAACAGTAGGAGGTAATAAAATAGTGTTCAATAATGGTGTAATTGATTTATCTGGTTCTCTTGGTATTAATATAACTGGAAGTAAAACACAATATCAAATAAACAATAATGGTGTAATTGATTTATCAGGTTCATCTGGTATAGGTATTGGTGGAACAAAAACACAATATCAAATAAATAATTTAGGTGTACTTGATTTATCTGGTTCAACTGGTATAAGTATTGGAGGAACTAAAACACAATATCAAATAAATAACTTAGGTGTAATTGATATATCAGCAGGTAATACTGGTATAATTGTAACTGGTACAAATAATCCTAAGTTAATATCGAATAATGGTGTAATAGATTTATCAGGTTCAATTGGTATAGGTATTTCAGGAACAAAAACACAATATCAAATAAACAATAATGGTGTAATAGATATTTCTGCTGGTTCTGGTATTATTGTTTCTGGAAGTAAAACACTATATAGTATAAATAATAATGGTGTACTTGATATTTCAGCAGGTACTGGTATTACTATAGGTGGTACTAAAACATCATATCAAATAAATAATACTGGTGTAACTCAATTAACAGCTGGTTCTGGTGTAACATTATCTGGTCCAACTGGAAATGTTACTATTTCAACTATTACATCACCTGTAGAAGTTGATACTGTATTTGTAACTACATCAGGAACTTATTCTGTTCCTGCTGGTTATAGTTCAGTTGAAATACTTGCTATGGGTGGTGGAGGTGGTGGTGGTGGAGTACAAGTACCTAGTCCACCTTTGTTTTCTAATGGTGCTGGTGGTGGTGGTGGTTCAGGTACTTCTGTAAGAGTTCCAAGATTTTCAATATATGGTGGAGCACAATTTGTTGTAACAATCGGTGTCGCTGGTGCTTCTGGAACTGGTACAACAACAACATCAACAGCAGGTGGTAATGGTGGAACAACAACTGTTTCATTAAATGGAAATACGATTATTACAGCAGCAGGAGGTTTTGGTGGTGGTGCTGGAACAACAACTATTCCTAATCTTAATTGTGGTGCAGGAGGTAATGGTGGTGATTATGGTGGTGGTGCTGGTAATACTTTAGGTGGTCCTGTACCAATATTAGGTGGAACAGGGAGTGTAGCGAACGGTCAAGGTATAACATCAACATCTGGTAATCAAGCTGGTGCAGGTGGTTGGAACATATCTCCTGTTACGGTTAGTGGTGGTTGTGGTGGTGGTGGTGGTGGTCCTGGTGGTAGTGTAAACAATGCGTTTTCTGTTGCTTCACCTGGTATGGGAGGTAGTGGTGCACCTAGTGTTTCTAGTGGCGTTAATGGTGACCCTGGAGGAACTGGTTTTGTATCTTTCGTCTTTTATAAATAAAAATCTATACAAAAATATAAATATAATATAAATATTTAAACTTTCTTTTCTAAAATATAATATATAATGTCTTTAAATCTCAAATCTAACGTTGGAGGTACATTTAATAGCGACCATATATATTATAATATTTCTATTCTCAATAGTGATGACGGTAACCAAAGACCACCTGCTGTTATATTTAATGAAATTCGTAACAGTCCTTATTTAGATAATCCACAAGATTATTATATGAGTGTCGTAAGATTCTCGTTAGAAACACCTTCATTACCAGTATTTATTCCACAAGCTAGATTAGGTCAAAGTGACCCAAATTTATTAGTATATACAGTCACTATGTCTTGGAGAGATACTTCTGCTGGTGTTTTAGGAACTGACTTCGTACAACAAACAAATGTAACTTGGGCACCTCAAGAAGCTAATGAAGCTATTCCATCACCACCTATTGATTTTCAAGATTTAACAAGTGCTTATTATCACTGTTATTCTTATCAGTGGTTTGTAGATAGAGTTAATATAGCTTTAACAAACTGTTATAATGCACTTAGAGCACAAGTAATTGCTGCTAGTAGAACTTTACCATCTAATTTTCCTCCAATTATGGAATGGGCTGTTCCAAACTATACTGCTATTATTGATGCTGATATTAGTGGATATAACTTAAATAACGATATTTCTGGTGCTCTTGTTAGACCTATTAAACTTTTCTTTAATGCTCCTATGTATACTTTATTTTCATCTTTTGAAGCATTTAACTTAGGTTATCAAGGTGTTACATCAGGTAGAAACTTTCAAATAAGAATCAGAAATAATAATGGTCTAAATTTATATTCACCTATGCCGGCTGGTTGGACTGCTATGCAGGCTTATCAAGAATATGCAACTACACCACTTTGGAATCCAGTTCAATCACTTGTATTTACTACAGCATTACTTCCTGTTGTTCCAGAACTTACGAGTGTACCTAAATTATATGGTTCTGATGCTAGGTTCTATAATGTTGGTAACAACTCAAATATTACATCAGTACTTACAGACTTTGAAGTTGGTTTGACAACTGGTGTAGAATATAAACCAAATGTTCAATATGTTCCTGCATCTGAATACAGATTAGCTGACTTATTTGGTAATAGTCCTTTATCAGCTATTGAAGTTCGTGTATTCTGGAGAGACCCTTGGGGTAACTTAAACCCTTTCTTATTAAACTCTGGATGCTCTGCTAGTATCAAAATTATGTTTAGAAAGAAAACATTCCAGACTGTTGGATATTAAGACTTGTTAGAATTGTTAAACAATTCTAATTAAGTCTATAGACTCTAAAGAGTCTTAAAAAATCTTAAAAATCTAGAAAATATTTTAAAAAGTCTAAAATAATTTCTAGCTTTAGTTATATAATGTCTGCTGATTTCCAAAAAGTCCTCGTCAAAGATAATAGATTAGATGTTACTGATGTTCTCAAGTATGCTGTCGTTAAAGGTGGTCAAAATGTTACCGCTGCTCAATTTGCTGCTGTATCTCAAAGCACATCTCAATTAACCTTCAACGTTCAAGTTCCTTCTGAACAAACTATTATTGACAGACGTGTATTGTTACAATCTGATATTACTCTTACTGTAGTATCTAACTCTGGTGCTGCTGCTACTGCTGTTAACCAAGGTTGTAAATATGGTGTAAACTCTGCTTTAGCTCCTTTCCCTCTCCATCAATTGATGTCTGTAGCTTCTGCAACTATTAACAACAACACAGTATCTCTTAACGTACAAGATGTATTACCTGCTATATTAAGATTATTAGATAAACACGATTTAGCCTGCTATAATGGTACTACACCAACTTACTTAGACTCATACTACAGCTATTCTGATTCATTATACAACTTAAACAACCCAAATGCTGGTTATTACAATGCTGCTGACTCATACCAACCTCCTCGTGGTTCTATCGTTCCTATTGGATATACATCATCTGGTCAAGCTGCTTCTGCTAACACTGTTGTAACTGAAACATTTACTTTCCGTATTACTGAACCTTTACTCGTCTCTCCATTCATTTTCGGTAATCCTAAATCAAATGCCCAAGGTTTCTACGGTGTACAAAACTTAAACTTTGTATTTAACATCGGTTCTGCTAACCGTGTTTTCCGTGGATTAAATGCTGCACAAGCTACTGCTAGAAGTGCCACTGCTAACTCTCCAGCTATTACTACTACTGATACTGCTGGTTCTAACTTTATCACTTCTGTAACTCTCTCAAATGTTAATAACTCAAGATTATTATTTACATTCTTGACTCCTCACCCTTCTGATTTAATGCCTGCTAAAAATATTGTACCTTATTATGAATTACCTCGTTATATTACTACTCAATTAGCTGCTATTAATAACACTGGTGCTACAACTGTAAATGGAAACTCTTTTATTCCTGCTGCTAAAGTTACTAATGTATATTCATCTCAATCATTACAACTTAACCAAATTCCTGATAAACTTATTGTAATGGTAAGACAACAATTAGCAACTCAAAATGCTGGTAACACAGATTCTGTTTTACCTATTTCTGGAATATCAATTAACTTCAATAACAATTCTGGTATATTAGCATCTGCTACTAAAGAAGACTTATATAGAATTACTAAAGATAATGGTTCTAACTTAAACTGGTTTGAATTCTCTGGTTTAGCTAATGAACTTGCTGGTAACGTTTTAGCTAGTACTACTACTGCTGCAAACTTCTTATCTGTACCAACTTGTGGTTCTTTCTTAGTACTTGAATTCGGTAAAGACATTCAATTAGTTGAAGACTTCTACGCTCCTGGTTCATTAGGTAACTTCAACTTACAAATGAATGTAACTGTTGAAAACGTTCTTGGTTATAACTTAGCTGCTAGTGCTTTAGAATTAGTAATTATCACTATGAACTCTGGTGTATTCGTTAACGAACGTGGTACTTCATCTACTTACACTGGTATCTTAACTAAAGCTGACGTATTAGAAGCTTCTGCTCAAGTAGCCTATACTAAAGGTGATGTAGAAAGATTGGTCGGTGGTGGCTTCTTAGATATGGTTAAATCTGCAGTACAAAAGATTGCTCCTGTTGCTAGAGCACTTGCTCCTGTTGCCAAAGATTTACTTGCTCAATCTGACAATAAATATGCTAAAATGGGTTCTCAAGCCTTAGGTGCTATGGGCTTTGGTGCTTCTGGTGGTGGTATGTCTGCTGGAGGTATGGCTGGTGGTCGTAAAGTAAACAGCAGATTAATGTGAGAAATCAATTATTAACTCTTAAAAATAATATATAATATACATTAATGGATAGTAATATTAATGTATCTTATACTGATGAATTTGAAAACTTACTCAAAGCAGAAAGTGAAAAGTCTGAAGCTATGAGTATACTTCATACTATGTCTTCCCAAAAATATAATAATCTCAGTATATTTATAAATATACCAGTTATTATCGTAAGTTCTTTAATAGGTTTTTTATCTCCTATTACATTATTTGAAAATCAAGCAATATTCTTAGGTGCTCTTAGTATTATTGTAGCCATACTTAAGACTATTGATAATTATTTTGATTGGACAAAAAAAGGTGAAGCACACCGCATCACTGGACTTAATTATGCTAAGATAAGTAAGTTCATACAAATACAACTAAGTCTTGAAAAAGAATGTAGAATAATTGCTAATGATATATTAACAGTAATTATATCAGACTTACAAAACTTAAAAGACTCTGAACCATCTATCAGTCAATCTATAATAACTAAATTTAACGAAAAATATAAAGATGAAAATACTGCTAAACCACCTATTACGAATGGTTTAACTAGAGTAGTTATAAATAAAAAGAATATTAGTACATCTAAATCAACACAATCTTTGAATTCACCTACTGTGGTTCAGATGCTTCAAGTTTAGGAACATATTTTTTACCACAGTGGTCACATACTACTTTTTCTTTTTTAGGTTGTTTAATCTTAATAGATTCAATAGTTATAGAGGAAGGTTTTATTTCAAATGAAATATTAGGCTTATTGAGTTTCTTATGACATCTTTCACAGACTTCATAATTTTTATTATCAGGAGTAGGAAAAGCAATTAAGTTTTCGTGAGACTTAAGACAAAGAGAGCAAATACTTATTTTCATTAAAATAATCTAGATAATTTTTTTTAATTTTTCAATTGGTATAAAGTAGTAAAGTTGTTCTATATCATTATAGTCAGTTCTTTGAATTCTTTTAAATGGTCTACATTCAAACGCACTAAACTTTTTAGCAGAATATCTTATATAATATAAACCGTCTGTAAAATTAAAAAGGAAAATAATATTATCACATACTATTTTACTCTTAGGTATAATTGTTGATGGAAACTTATTATAAGTATTATTTCTACTTTTTAATTCGTAATAATATTTATCACCTTTAAAATCAAATTTAGAGTATCTATCTTCTATTTGAATAATATTATCATTAAACTTAACTTTTAATTTTTCTAATATTTCTATTTCTTTTTCTTTACCAAAAACATAATCTTTTGCAAAGGATGCCATTATATAATATTATAAAAAAATATTTCTTTAAATGTTTTTTTATAATTATGCTATTCTCTGGACTGAAGTTATAATTGAAGGAGTTTCTGGTCCTGCTAATCCTATAGGATATGCGGTAGCATTAACTTGTCCATTCGGTGATTGATAATATATTTCGAAGTAACCAGGAGTAGAAAAATTATAAAAAAATTCAACAGTAACAATATTTTCATCATTATTACTAACTGTTATTACTGAATTAGTATAAGGAACATCACTACCATTAACTGCTAACCAAACACTAACTGTATTACTCGGACCACCTCCTGAACTATCCATCTGGACAGTTGATAAAATTCTATATGTACCTGGTGTAGTTATTTTAATTGCTGCAGCATTTAATAAATCTACAGATACGCTACTTGCTACAAATAAACCATCATATGTTAATGGTGTTGCTGTACTAGGACCTAAATTTAATTGTGTTTGGGATGAATAAAATTGACCATATGCTGAAGGAAAAATAGGTAGTGTACTTAAAGTATTAGATATATCATTAATATCCTGTGCAGATTTGAAAACTTGACCTACTAATAAAATACTTGCCATATAATTATATTTAGATAATTTTAAAAAAATAATAATCGCAGATTTGTCAATTGCGAATATGGCTTTTTAGGTTATAAACATATATATTATAGTCTAAAAAACCAATTCCGCAATTAGACATCCTTAACTAGTTCTTCTAAGTCTTTTTTATCTTTATTTAATAATACAATAGGACTATACAAAGATGATTCGATAGTAAAACTATCAACTGGCATTTTATACCAAGTATATCTTAATTGAGGACAAATATTATCATAATCAATTACTATAGTATCATATATAGAATCAATCTTATTTATTAAACGTAATATATCCAAATTTTCTTTTACTCTAACTTGAGATACATTAAATTTAATAACTTCATCTTGTAATTGAGTTCTTAGGACTTCTAAATCCCTCTTGACCAACTCTTTTTTAGCAGATTCAACTAATTGTTGTGATGAGAAAACATTCATTATTGCATTCATTTTAGTATCAACTAATATAAAAACACTTTTCATTACATTAATCTAGATATTTATTTTATATAAATGTAAAAATATAAAATAATAACTAACAACCATTTCCATTATCTTTTATACCTAATCTACATTTATTAATTTTATCAAAATGTTCGGCAACTTGGATATTAGTTAATGGTATCCATACTTTATCTTTATATTGAGGGTCCTTCAACATTTCTTCAGTTAATTTATTAATATCTAGTTTCGGTCGAGGTGGTTGCTTCCAGTATTCTTTTATTTTATTATTTAATATTTCAATTTGATTAGGAGATAATCTAATAACTCTCTTCATTATATAAATATATAAAATAAAATTATATTATTTATAAAATGTATAGTCTATATAATGGAACCTCTCTTGACCCCTGAAAATAACAGACTCACAGTATATCCTATTAAGTATGAAGAAATATGGAAATCATACAAACATCAATTAGCATCATTCTGGACAGCAGAAGAAATAGACTTTTCTAAAGATTATGATGACTTTTGTAAACTTAATAATAATGAACAACATTTTATTAAAATGATTTTATCATTCTTTTCAGCATCTGATACTATAGTAAATATAAATCTAGGAAAAAGATTTACTAATGATGTTCAACTAAGAGAAGCAATAATAACATATAACTTTCAAATGTTTATGGAAAATATTCACAGTGAAGTATATTCATTACAAGTAGATAACATAATTAGAGATAAAGAAGAAAAGGATAAAGCACTTGATGCACTTAATAATTATCCTTGTATAAAAAAGAAAGCAGATTGGGCATATAAATGGATTGATTCACAAGATTCGTTTGGTCAACGATTAATAGCATTTGCTATTGTAGAAGGTGTATTTTTTTCTGGAGCATTCTGTTCTATATATTGGATAAAGAAAAGAAACTTAATGCCCGGACTATGTGATTCTAACGAATTAATATCAAGAGATGAAGGGCTTCATACTCAATTTGCTTGCTTATTATATAATATGTTAGAAAAGAAAGTAGATGAAGAAATAGTACATAATATGTTTAAAGAAGCGTATGAAATAGAAAATGAATTTATTTGTGATAGTTTACCTTGTTCATTATTAGGTATGAATAGTAAGTTAATGAGTCAATACATTAGATTTATAGCAGATAGATTATTAATAGATTTAGGATATAATAAAATATGGAAAGAGAAGAATCCTTTTGATTTTATGGAAAGTATTTCTATGGAAGGTAAAACAAACTTTTTCGAATCAAGACCAACTCAATATCAAAAAGCTTCAGTATTGAATCAGACAAATGAATCAAGTTTTAGTATAACAGATGATTTTTAATAGTATGTTCTAGCGAATATTACCGCGTCCGCTAGTCCAGTAACTTATATCTTCCTATTGTAAATCTTTCGATGTAACCACATCATATTTCTGGCGGGTTTTAGGCGCGTTTAGATTTTTACTAAGAAAAATATATATATTTTTCTTAGTAAAAATCTAAACGCGCCTAAAACCCGCCAGAAATATGATGTGGTTAC